CCATAAGGGCGTTAATGGTGTCCTTTCCAAAGAAGACGACGCGGTATACGCAGAAATGGAACAGGAATTCAAAGACCTGACGACCGAAATTCAGCGTATGCAACGCCGTGAAGAAATGGAGCGTGAGATGAATAAACCCATCAATACGCCCATTACAGAAAAGCCTATGAACGTACCTTCCACGGAAGCGGAAGAAAAAAAGGGCAGAGCATCCAAAGCCTACAACAAGGCGTTCTGGAAGAAGACGAGAGAAAGAACGGGTTTTGATACCCTTTCCGTTGAAATGAAGAACGCATTGCAAGAAGGCACGGATTCCGAAGGTGGCTACCTTGTACCCGACGAGTTTGAAAATACGCTCGTTCAATCCCTTGAAGAAGAGAATATCGTCAGAAAGTTGGCGCATACGTTCACGACTTCCGCAGGTGATAGAAAAATTCCTATCGTTACGACGAAGGGTACGGCAGCGTGGACGGGTGAGGAACAAGCCTACCACGAAAGCGATGACACGTTCGGTCAACAGAGTATCGGTGCGCATAAGGTAACGACCCTTATTAAAGTATCCGAAGAACTTCTTAACGACTCGGCGTTTGACCTTGAAGGTTATTTCTCGACCGAGTTTGCCCGTCGTATCGGCAACAAGGAAGAAGAGGCGTTCCTTTTGGGTGATGGCGATAATAAGCCCTTGGGTATTCTCTCTGAAACGGGCGGTGCGGAAATCGGCGTAACGACCGCATCTGCAACGGCGATTACGGCAGACGAACTCATCGACTTGTTCTACAGCCTTAATTCTGCATACAGAAAGAACGCAGTATGGCTTTTGAACGACAGCACGATGAAGGTTATCCGTAAGTTGAAGGACAGCAGCGGTCAGTATTTGTGGCAACCCGCACTTCACGAAGGCGGTCACGAGACCTTGCTTGGCAAGCGTATCTACACCTCGCCTTACTTCCCTGAAGTGGCATCGGGCAACAAAACGGTCGCATTCGGCGATTTCTCGTTCTATTGGATTGGTGACCGCCAAGGCATCAATTTCCGCAGATTGAACGAACTTTACGCTACCACGGGGCAGGTTGGGTTCATTGCCTCCAAACGTTTGGACGGTAAACTCATTCTTCCCGAAGCGGTCAAGGTTCTTCAACAGAAAGGTGGCACGACTACCGCCTAACACAAGGAGGATAAGCTATGCTCGAACTTAAGGAAACGAAAGAGTTCTTGCGAATAGATGGGGATGAGGAAGATAACCTCATCTCCACGCTTATTCTCACAGCCCAAACGTTGACCGAGGACGTAATACGCCAAAAATTATCGGAATTCGAGGAAGTACCTGAACCTATCCACCAAGCAATGTTGATTTTGGTTGGAACGCTCTACGAAGAAAGGCAAATCTCGAAAGAAAAGTCGGGTGTTGATATCAAAGAAACACTCGATTTAGTTCGTCGGATGTTGTTTGCGTATAGGAGGACAATGTTTTGAAAATCGGTAGACTAAATCGGCGGATAGATGTTTTGGAATATAAAACCAAGCGCGACGAGTATGGCGGCGAGGAAGGCAAGTGGGAAATAACGGACACACTCTGGGCGAGTATCGAACCCGTAAGTGGAACAGAATTTTTCCAAGCCCAAACCGTCAATGCGGAAACCGTTGTAAAGATTACCGTGCGGTATAATCCCAAGATTACCGTGTTGAACAGAATCCAATATCAAGGCACCGTGTACGAGATTATTGGCGTAATTGATAGTCATACGGCGCACAGGGCTACGGTATTAAATTGCAAGGAGAGAGTGAACGATGGGTTATGCAGCAAAGCAGAAGAAGGTTAAGGTTGGTATTGAAGGTGCGGATAAAATCGTGAAGGAATTAAAAGCGATGGAAGAGAACGCATCCGACGTGCTTATGCAGGGGGCAAAGGCAGGTGGGAAGATAGCACTTGCTGATGCTCGGCAGAATTGCCCTGTGGATACAGGCGCATTAAAAGCAAGCCTTGATTTGACGGAAATGAAAGCAACGGCAACGAAGGCAACTGTAAAAGTTGACTACGATAAATCGCTCCAATATGGAACGCATGTCGAACTTGGTGCAAGGGGCAGACCAGGCAATCCTTTTTTGCGTAATGCGGTGGATAAAAATATCGACCAAATTAACAGAGAAATTGTCAACGTGATTTCCAAGGCGGTGGGGAGGTAAGAATGAAGGATATTTGTCAAGCGCTCTACGAGTATTTGAGTGGAATAACGGAAATCCAAGACCGAGTGCAAGGACGAGTTTATCCCATTCTTCTTCCGCAAGATAAACCCCTTCCAGCAATTGTTTATTCGCCTGTTATAGCGAATTACGATTCCGCTTTGCAAGGGGATACGGGTTTCGTCAAGCAAACGATTCAGTTTGTTTGCCATGACACGACCTATAAACGAACGAGGGAATTATCCCGAATGCTGAAACGAGCATTCCAGGATTTCCACGGAGATATGTGCGGGTTGTTTATTCAAGCCGTATTTATCAAAAGTGATTACGAGTACAACGCAAATACGTCTCTTAAATTTGATATGGGAGAGTATATGTCAAGTCTCGAATTTGAATTCTTTTTCAATGAAAAATAATAGGAGGAACAATTATGGCTATTGCAGGTAAGAACGGTAAAGTCGTGATCGGCGGAAGTTCTGAAAAGGTAGTTGGTATTAAGAACTGGTCGTTGGAGCTTTCGTTGGAAACGCTTGAAACTACCGCCCTTGGTGATGATTGGAAAAATTATATCACGGGCTTGAAAGAATGGACGGCAAGTTCCGAAGGCGATTATAACGTACCGTCGGATACGGCTGGTCAAGAAGCGTTACAGACGGCATTCCTGAACGGCGAAACCGTAACGGTCAAACTGTACGTGGACGGAAAGAACTATTACCAAGGCGAGGCTTATATTTCGAGCCTTTCCATTGAAGACCCTGTGGACGACGTCGTAACAATTAGCATTGAGTTCACGGGTTCGGGCGCACTTTCCTTTGAAAAGGGCGTATAAACAAAAAGGAGTAAATTATGAAGAAAGGTGTAACGATTCAACTTGATAAACCCAGAACCCTTCGCTACGGCATCAATGCTCTTGCGAAAATCGAAGATATCATCGGCAGACCTATTATGGGTCTTGACCTTGAAAAGCTCGGCATCAAAGAACTGCTTGCGATTGTTTACGCAGGTCTTTATCACGAAGATAAAAACCTCACGGTTTCCAAGGTCGGCGATTTGATTGATGATTATTCCGACTTAAACGAAATTGCTGAAAAACTCGGCGAAGCGTTGACGGAGGCATTCGGTAAACCCAAGACGGAAACGGCGGAGGATACCACGGGGGAATAAACGCCGCCACTTTTGACTTATCTAACTTCTGTGATAGGGCTGTCGTGCAACTTGGTATTGACCCGTTGATAATTGGCGAATATACGCCTTACGAGTTAGTGCTTTTAGCCAAGCAAAAGAGGGAACGTGAGCAACAGCAGTTTGAAAACGACCTTGTTTTGGCTTGGCATATCGAGGCTTTCGGTAGGCAAAAACGTCTGCCGAAACTTGAAAAAATATTAAAAGATGCACGGCGAAAGCCCAAGAAAACAGACAGTCGGAGTGATGCCATTTTGAAAGCAATGGCGGCGGAAAAAGGAGTAATTATCGAATAGGAGGGGAATAGATGGCAGTAATAAGAAACCTTGTTGTGAAGATTGCAGCCGACATCTCTTCGCTATCGAAAGGACTACAAAACGCGCAAAAGCAAATCCAGAAAGTTTCGGCGGGTTTTACAAAGGCAGGTACGAAGTTAACGGCAGGAATAACTGCGCCTTTATTGGCGTTAGGGGGAACTGCTATTAAAATTTCAAAGGATTTCGAGCAATCAATGGCAAACGCCGCATCTGTTTCGGGTGCGACGGGCGAAGAACTCCAAGAAATGACAGACCTTGCTCGTCGAATGGGTGCAAAAACGGTCTTCTCGGCATCCGAGGCGGCAGACGCACTTTATTATATGGCATCGGCGGGTTATAAAGTCGACCAGATGTCAAGCTCTATCGAGGCAACGCTGAACCTTGCATCTGCAACCCAAAGTGACCTTGCATTTACAACCGATACCGTTATTTCGGCTCTCAACCAGTTCGGGTTGGAGGCGAGTTCAGCAGAGCGTGTAACGAACGTTTATGCCGCCGCTATCGGTGCATCAATGGCGAGTATGGATAAACTATCCACATCAATGGGGTATATTGGCCCCGTGGCGCATAGCCTTGGATGGGAAATTGAAGAAGTCACGGGTGCGCTTTCGGTTTTGTATAATGCAGGTTATGACGGCTCAACGGCAGGTACTTCGTTAAGACAGGCGCTTGTGGCATTGATGAACCCGACTTCATCGGCAATTAAGGTTTTTGATGAGTTGGGTATCAATTTGGAACAACTTGACCCGACATCAAACGACCTTGCCTCAATTTTGGATACGCTTTCTGCGGCTGGAATGACAACTGCCCAAGCAATGGAAGTTTTCGGCGCAAGGGCAGGTCCTGGTATGTTGGCATTGATGAGCGCCGGTGGTGATGCCGTTCGTGATATGACGGCGGCGGTCACGGGGACAAACAAAGCCAACGAAATGGCTGCACAACAATTGGATACCTTGGAAGGGCAATGGGCGGAATTAACCTCCCAATTGGAAGAAATCGCCATTATGTTCGGTGACGTTTTAATTCCAATTATAAGGCAATTAATAACGAAATACATCACGCCACTCACAACTAAATTAATGGGAATGAGTATGGGGACAAGAAAAAACGTCGTTGTTATTGCTTTGTTGGCGGCGGCGATTGGCCCCTTGTTGCTTGTGATGGGGAAACTTATATCAAGCGTAGGGATGATTGCGAAGGTTGCTTCTGTTCTCTTCTCGAAGGTTGGCTTAATTATTATGATTATTGCCGCCGTTATCGGGGTGTTGATTTATCTTTGGAAAACGAATGAGGATTTCCGAAACTTCGTCAAAAAGGTATGGGATCAGATAAAGAAATTTATTCTTTCTGCGGTTGAAAAAGTCAAGTCGTGGTGGGATAAAAACGGCGAGAAAATAATCAATGAAGCAAAGAAAGCCTTGCAAGCGTTGTGGAATACGGTCAAGTATATTTTCTCGCTTATTTGGAAAATCGTCGTTGAAGTTTTCGGTATCGTCAAGGATATAGTTTTAGACGTTTTGTCTTTAATTGCACAGTTCTGGCAACAGTATGGTGCGAAGATATGGGCAACGGTAAAAAATCTGTTCACGCAGATTTGGAGTATCGTCAAAACCTGCCTTGATATTATCGTGGATGCGGTATTGAAATTTTTAACGTATGTACGACCGATATGGGAAAATATCAAGTCCTTATTTGCCTCGCTTTGGGATACAATCGTTCAACTTTACGAAACGTTAAAGCCGATTTTTGAACTTATCGGTGGGGTGGTCTTGTCGCTTTTAGGCGTTGTCGTTGGCGTGGTTGACGGCATTATTTCTGCACTTGGCCCCTTAATCCAAGCGGTGATAGACGTTGGTAAGGCGGTGTTTGACATTGTCAAGATGGTTTGTGCCTTACTTCGTGGTGACTGGGCAGAGGCTTGGGAATATATGAAGAGCTTTGCCCTTAATATCTGGTCAGCAATAAAGAATATTTTCCTTGGAATTTGGGAGTTCATACAAGGATTCTGCGACGGAATTGGAAAATTCTTCGGGAATCTTGGCGATACAATTGTCAATATTTTTAAGGCTGCCTGGGAAGGCATATCCTCGTTCTTCGTAAATCTCTGGGACGGTATCTGTTCCGTTTGCGGTTGGATTTGGGATAAAATTACGGGGTTGTTTTCAAGTATTGGCGATTTCTTTGCGGATATTATTGCCGATGCGTTCAATTGGGGTAAGAACCTAATTCAAAACATAGGTGACGGTATCGAGGCTGCTTGGGATTGGGTTGTTGACGGTGTAAAGGACATAGGTGGAGCTATCAAGGACTTCCTTGGGTTCGGTTCACCGACAAAGAAAGGACCAGGACATACCGCCGACGAATGGATTCCAAACCTAATGGAAATGATGGCGATGGATATGTATGCAAATATCCCGCTTATCCAAAGAGCAGCAATTCAAGTGGCATCTGCCTTGAACCCGACTTCGCCAAATAAGGCGGTGGTTGGAACAGGCAGCAGTCCTTATGGAGACCTTTTGAACGGTTTATTGCAAGGTATGGTTGCAACCAATAATCCAGGAGGCGAAGAGAAAAACGAAATCGTTATGGAACTTGATGGTCAGACGTTTGCGCGTTTGATTGTTCCAAAATTAACGAGAGAATATAAACGAAATGGTGTCTTTTTGAAGGAGGTATAGGGTGGAATTTTTAAGATTAAACGGTAAAGCCATCAAAGCGCCGAAAGAAATCACAATCTCGCCTGAAAACCTTGATAAGGCGGAAAGAACAATGGACGGAACGATGGTGGTTGACATCATCGGTACGAAAAGGAAGATTGATGCCTCTTGGGAATACCTCTCGAAAGAAGATATGGCGATTTTGGCAAATGCAACACGGAAAGAAACTTTTACGCAGGTAACCTTCCACGACAAAACTACGGCAGAACTTATTACGATAACCGCAAGAGCAGAGGGGCTTACGTATAGCCCTTTCTACGACTGGGCGAAGGATAAACTTCTGTGGAAAGGTGTGGCGGTTACCTTTAAGGAAAAGTAAGGAGGGGAGTATGGAATATTCAGACAATCCTCGCAAAATTTACGGAAAAGTCGAAATCGTCTATTCGGATGCGGATATCAGTAAAGACCTTGAAACGACCGAAAGCGGAAATTCTGAAATCAGCCATCCGCAGGAAATTTATCGTGGGTATGCAACGCCCACAGTACGTGCTTGCACGATGGACGGGAACTGTACTATGGACGGGTCTTGGTTTATGATAGACGATTCGTGCAAATGTGGGTGGTGGAGTGGCTCACTTTCCGATGGGAATGGTGTGTTTGCAACGCCACCTTTTATTGAGCTTGCGTTCGTTCAACGACCTATTATTTCTTGGAAAATTAAAGGAGATAGCAAGCTCGAACAGTACCCTGTTGATTTTAGAATTGATTATAAAAGGAACGGAACAATAGTACGGAGCGAAAACATAGTCGGGAATGACTTGTTGGAAGTTTTGTTGACTCCAAAAATTGAGGACATTACGTCTGTTCGGATGACTATAACGAAGTGGAGCAAGGGCAATGCGTGTGCAAAAATAATGCAGTTTTATGAAACCTTGTTTGAAACGTATGAAGGCGATGCGATGCAGATGTTTGAGGTCAACGAGGAACTCGGTGCAGCAGACGGCAATTACAATATTAACTCTGATACGATGACCGTCTCGATTTATAACGAAGAGCGAAAATTCGACAAGGGATACTTGCGTTCCTTAACGGTACTTGACCGAAAGGTGATGCCGTATTTGGGAATAGAAAAGGATGGAAAAATCGAGTATACGGCACTTGGCACATTTTATTCCGACGAATGGCAAGTCAGCCAAGATAGTCAATGGGTCAAATGCAACGCCGTCGATAAGTTGATGCGATTGCAGACAAAGACCTATGTGGGTTTTCCTTTGACAAATAACGCTACCATGTACGAGATTACGGAGGATATTTTGCAGAAGGGTGGGTTAACACCAAGCCAATACATTATATCCGAAGAATTAAAGAATATGGTAGTCCCGATGGCGTTTATTCCAAAAATTTCTGTTTGGGATGCTTTACAGGAAATCGCAAACGCGGGACTTTGTAAAATTTATATGGATAGGCAAGATAGAACGATTGTCAGGGCGGAGAGTGAAGTACCGATTGAGGAAACGGTTCGTATTTCTCCGAGCAATATGTTCACTTACACGAGCAATATCACGCTGACGGAATTCGCAAACAGCGTAAATGTGGAATACTGCGAAATTACATTGTCGGATGATTTAGTGGATACGGCAGAAATCGAAGTTGTTTTGAATCCATATGAAAGCAAAGTTGTTGAATGCGATTATACTTCCGATATTGCGTATGCCTCTGCGGTTTCTGATAATTCAAAGGTGCGAATCAGTAATTTTACAAGTGGCGTTAATGCAGGGACTATGACGGTAAGCAACACATCGGGCGAGTACGCAACGGCAATTATTACAATATCCGGCAACGCAATAGAGGTAAACTCCAAGAAGATAAATAAGCAAGATGCCGAAAGTGTGGACAATTTCGGTGTAATAGAATATACGCACCCCGCAAGCGAGTTGGTTCAAAGTAGCGAACACGCTGTCCATATCGCAAATATTTTACTTGGAAAAATGAAAGCAAATCAAGGAAACATCACTACGACGTGGCGTGGTAATCCTGCGTTGCAATTGGGTGATAGTTATGAGTGCGAGGATCGTTTCGGCGATACAAATAAATTGATTTGCGAGTATAACAAATTTAGCTTTGACGGGGGATTGAAACAAGAAACCCGTGGAAGGAAGGTATAGGAGGTAGAGAATGGCAACTTGGAAAACTCCAAACACGAGTCATACGGTTGAAGACCAGGTTACGCCAGATATTTTTAACACGCTGGCGGAAAATGAAATTTATTTGAAAGACACTAAAATCGTCAGTTCGCAGGTTCAAGATGGTGCGGTTACGAGTACGGAGAGTACGACCCGTGCAAACATCTCAAGCGGTGATACTGTTAAGGTTGCGTTTGGAAAACTGCGGAAATGGTTCTCTGATTTTGGTGTTCTTTGCTTTTTAGATAAGGTTGACACCGACCAAATCGAGGCAACTTCGGTAACAATGGGTAAAATTGCAAGCAATGCTGTCTCTACGGGTAAATTAGACGGACTTGCAGTTACGACGGCGAAAATTGCAAATGCCGCCGTAACGGATGTAAAACTTGCGGTAAACTCCGTCATAACAGAAAAAATACTCGATTTGGCAGTAACAACATCGAAACTTGCCGACCTTGCAGTAACGAGTGCAAAGCTCGCAACAAGTGCGGTTACAACGGCTAAAATTGCCGATTTAAACGTGACAACGGCAAAGTTGGCGAATGGTTCGGTGACCACGGCGAAACTCGCTGATGGGGCTGTTACCGATGTAAAAGTGAGCGATGTTGCAGCAAGTAAAATAACGGGGCTTGCCGCAGTTGCTACGAGTGGGAAGTATAGCGATTTAACAGGTACTCCTTCCTTTAGCTCGTTCACTTTAACAAGAGGAACTTATACCGTAGATAAGCAATACAACATTCCTGCGACGGGTTTGTATTTGCCTTTTATCAAATTCACAAACAATGCAGGTTATGTAAGTGTTTCTTGTATGGGTACGTTTTCAAATAAAACAGGGCAAGTCAATCCAAGTTATAGCTCGATTTCGTCAATATACTATAGCGGACAAAAGCAGATTCAGTTGAGATGTGTTTACGTAAGCTCGACGGCGCTACGATATGAAGTATACATTTCAAGTAATGCTACCACAGCTCCAAGCACGCTTTGGACGGATTATTCCGATAGCGGGACTTTAGAGTTGATTATGTATAAAATCGACAACTTCTCGGCGATTTGGTAAGTTATAAGGGGTGGAAGAATGCTGACGGTAGTAAAAGGCGATATTTTTGAATTCTGCGTTGCGATGTGCAATGTCGACCCCTATGCGGTAAAGAAAGTTGAGTTTTCCAGCCGTGATTTGGGCGTAATCCACGAAGCGTTTTATGACGATGGTGTGTACCGTGTACGCATTCATGGTGAGGTTACAAAGAATTTCCCCGTTGGATTTGCAAAATACGATGTTACGGTCACGTTAATCGATGATGAGCGTTTGACCGTGAAAGTGAACGAGAGAGTTCAAGTCTTGGAAAAACGAAACGAGGTGTGAAATGAATAAAGAACACGGAATTATGATTTGTCCAGGCGTAACGGTCTCGGACAATTATATTCGGCTTACGAACAAGCCAAAAATAAACGGGATTGAGTTATGTGGAAATAAAACTTCTACGCAACTCAATCTTTTATCTAACCAAATCGGCGAATATAGCGAGATAGACCTTGCGACAGCAGGCAACGACTCCTATATGCTCGTATTCCCTCAAGCGGGTCAGCCGAGTAAAGTACGGGTGGGGGATATCAAGTCGGGAATGTTTTCCACAACGGAAGCGGTAACCGAAGAAACAGTAGAAACGATGGAAGTCGGTGAATTTATATTCAAAAAATTGGAGGATTAAAAAATGGCACAAACGACTAACAAATTTCAAATTATTCAGAAGGTAAGCGAAACAGACACGATGGTTCTTCATCCAGAAACGGATGCGAGTATCGTAAAATATGACGGTACAACGTCGGGGTTGAGTGCAACCGATGCAAAAGCGGCAATTGACGAGCTTGCAAGTCAAATTGATGATATCACGGGTGGCGGTGTTGTTACTGGTATCAAGGGTAATACGGAAAGCACTTATCGAAAAGGTCAAGTAAATCTTACCGCTGCAAATATCGGAGCAGAAACGGCGGGGACTGTAGCAACACACAATAGCAATACTTCTGCGCATACGGATATCCGCAATTTAATTACGGCGGCACAGAATAAGGCAAATCAAGCCTACACGCTGGCAGAAGGTAGGGCAAGAGCTGTGGCGTTTGATACGCTTGATTCGGTAAAAACGAACTTGAAATCGGCATCGAATTCGGCTTATAAGGTTGGCGATCACATTCTTATCAAGGCAACAAATACGCCTGATTATTGGATTTCCGCAATCCTTACGAGCAACACGGGCGATTATGGTTATTACGAGTTGACCGCATTGGAAACCCCGAAGGTTGACCTTTCTGGGTATCAGACCAAAACGGACAGCTCTTTAACGACCACGGCAAAAACTGTCGTTGGGGCGATTGGCGAAGTCAAAACGACAGCGGATTCCGCATTGAGTAAGGCAACGACCAATGCCACGAATATTACTAATATTATCAACGGCACGACGGTTGTGTCGAAGGCTACGTCAGCGACTTCGGCAACGAGTGCAACTACTGCAACGAGTGCGGGGAAGTGGACAACTGCAAGAACAATTGGTGTAACGGTCGGTTCTGGTACGAAGAGTGATGGTAGCACGGCAATTACAGCAACGGGGTCTCAATCGGTTGACGGTTCGGCAAATAAGACCATTTCCGTCACGCTCGGCGATAGCGGTGTTGCTGCAGGTGTGTATAGTGCGATTCAGGTCAACTCGAAGGGTATCGCTACGGCGGGTGGACAAATCATAGAAATTGGTTCTGCAAGCCAAACTTCGCCGAGTGCTGACCTTGCAACAGGCGGAATTTTCTTCAAAATGATTTCTTAATAGGAGGTAGTTATGCCATACAGACCGACAATTAAAAATAGTGACGGCACGTTAACGGATTTGCCTTTAGAAGCTGAAACGGCTGTAAAGTTGAAAACGGCAAGAAGTATTTCGTTGTCTGGCGTAACGGCAACCGCACAGTCTTTCAATGGTGGTTCAAATATAACTATTCCTATTACGGCAGTACCAGGTACGCTTTTAACGGGTTCAACGACAATCAGCACTTCGGGTAATGCAGGAACGGCTACGAAACTTGCTACCGCGCGGACAATTGGGTTAAGTGGAGTAACTGCCACCGCCCAGTCGTTCAACGGCTCGGCAAATATTACAATCCCGATAACAGCTGTTCCCGCAAGTCTTTTGACAGGAACGGCATCGATAAGCACAACGGGCAATGCGGCAACGGCTACGAAAGCGACAAACGCAGATGCGATTTTTAAGAATTCGAGTGGAAGTTACTTGACTGCAACCATTGATTCAAGCGGTTATGCCCAGTTGAGCGATGGCTCTACGGTAAGACGAAAAAAGCCTTTGTATGTGTCAACCATAGGCACGTATTATGATGATTATCAGATTTTATCGGGGGATACCTTTCCAACTGGCGGTAAACTCTATGAAATCATCTATGAAGATAACGGGATAAGTCAATATTTTAGGTATAGATTTCCTACGACAACAAGTGGGACTCTTACTATTTATTTCTCGTTGCTTTTCAATGTTCATAAGAGTACCTATGATTTTAGGATACAAGAGGCAGGCAGTAGCACGACCTATAAGTCTATGAAGTGGGTTATTGACTTTACAAATAAAACAGTAAAGCAAACGAAATATTCGGGTGGTTCGTGTGCGGCAACAACGGTGTACTTTAAGGGAATATATGAATTGATTGAACAAGGAGGAGCGTAAGAATGAAGATAGTACCTATCAGTAAACACGAATATCGGGTTTTTCCGATAAGGGAAGACGAACCGTATCTTGAAATTACGGAAAAAGAATATCAAGGATTGGAAATGCAAACGCATTGTTTCAACGATGACTTGTCTGCTGTGATTGAATACGTGAAATCGACAGAAGAATTGGAGCTTGAAAGGGTGCAGGAGCGTAATTTTCAAATTCGCATAAGAATTAGCGAATTAAAGAGTCAGTTGGCGCAGACCGACTACAAGACCTTGAAGTTGTTTGAAGGATTGATTACGGAAGAAGAGTATCTGGAAACTCGTGTACTTCGTGAAAGCCTTCGAGCGCAAATTAATGACCTTGAAAGCCAAATCGTGGAGGTGTAAAGTGGTTGCAATCATTATCAGTATTACGGGAAGCATTGTCAGCGGGATGGTGCTTTTTTTCTTGCAGAGATTTTTCAAGAAAAAGGCAAAGACGGATGAGGAAAGGGATGAGGCGAAGAGAAAAGAGAATATTCTCATCCTTAAAAGTATCGATGCGGTGGGGAAACTCACCTATGCTGATGCCATTGCAATTCGTGATGGCAAGACGAACGGGGAAATGAAGACCGCAATTGAGGCATATAAAAAAGCCGACGAAGAACTTTATAATTTCCTACTCGAACAGAATGCAATGAAATAAGGAGGACAATATGAAGAAAATTAATGGTGTTTTATTTTGGATTTTATCCTTAACCTGGGGACTTCCTATGACCCTCGTAGGCGCTTTGGTGGCGCTTGCATTGCTCATAACGGGGCATAAACTGAAACGTTTCCAGCACTTCATTTATTTTGAAGTTGGGTATAATTGGGGCGGATTTGAGGTCGGCGGATTCTTCGTTGTGGATAAATACGCAAGCGAACGCACAAAACGCCACGAGGCTGGACACGGCATACAGAATATTATCCTGGGGCCGTTAATGCCGTTCTTGGTGAGTATCCCTTCGGCAACGAGATATTGGTATCGTGAGTATCTTGTTAGGAAGAAAAAGAAACTTCGTAGTGAATTGCCCCCGTATGATTCCATCTGGTTTGAAGGGTGGGCAACGAAACTTGGAGATAAATATTACAAGGAGGCAGTATAATGGAACAATACTTAGAATTGATTTCCGTCCCTGCGATTGCAGCGGTGGTCTATTGGATTATCAACATCATCAAAACTGCTGTTAAAAGCGAGAAGTTCAACCGATTTATTCCTTTGATTGCGGCGGTTCTTGGTGTGATTAGTGGGGTCGTTTGTTTTTATGCGATTCCGTCTATCATTCCGGCACAGAACGTGATTGTTGCAATCATTATCGGTGGCGCAAGTGGTTTGACGGCAACTGGTACGAACCAAATCATCAAGCAATTGACGAAGTCCGACACCGAAAATAAAGAATAATTGAATAAAGCAAATAAAGCCTATCTGGAACTTCTTCTTGGTAGGCTTTATTTTTTTTATCTGCGCATATGATTGTAATTGAATAATTTGTAAATCTATGTTATAATTAACTCACCGATAAATAAGAATTTGCAGGTGCGAATGATGAAAACTTTATATATGATTGGTGGCACTATGGGAATTGGAAAAACAACTGTGTGCCAACAGCTTAAACAGGATTTGCCGAATAGCGTATTTCTTGACGGAGATTGGTGCTGGGATGCAAGTCCGTTCCAAGTAACCGATGAAACAAAAGCAATGGTGACAAATAATATTTGTTATGTACTCAATAATTTTCTGAAGTGT